GACAAGTTTATGTATTATGTAGAAGGTACAGGTATTGCTTGGGTAGATTATAATAAAGAAGGTATACAGCTAAATCCACAGCATCAATCTGTATTAGATATGTCAATTAAGACTATACAACAGTATGTAGCGTTGTTAGAGTCAATACTAAACGAATGGGAAAAATTATCTGGTGTATCTAGACAAAGACAAGGTACTATTGGGGCATACGAAGGTAAAGCTAGTTCGCAACAAGCTATTGTACAGTCATCACATATTACAGAAGATTTATTTAGAAAGTTTGGTCGACTAGAGCAAAGAGATTTACAAGCACTTGTTGATTATTCTAAAGAAGCATGGCTTACAGGTAAACAAGGAATGTTTGTTATGCCTGATGGTACTACAGACTTTTTAGATTTAGATAGCATGCAGCACATGGAATCTAACTATGGTATCTTTGTATCTGACTCAGGTAAAGACATTGAAAGACTAGATCAGATGAAACAACTTGCACAGGCTATGATGCAGAATGGTTCTAAAGGATCTACAATTGCAGAAGTGTTAGAATCAGAAAGCTTTACTCAAATAAAAGGTAAATTAAAAGCTGCAGAAAAAGCACAAGAAGAATTAGAACAGGCTCAACAGCAAGCTGAACAGCAACAAGCTCAACAACAAATGCAAATGGAGCAAGCAAAAGCAGAACAGGAGCTGATTGAAAATGAAAAAGACAGACAAAAAGATATTGAGATTGCTTTGATTGGGGCAGAGTCTAGAAAGAATCCTGAAGCAGATGCATTTAATATGCAGAAGATGATGGCAGACTTTGAGATGAGACAGAAGGAACTTAGTGTTAGAGAGCGTGAATTAGAGGCTAGAATAGCTGATGACGCAGAAAAAAGAAGCATAGACAGAGAAAAAAATAAGGATAAGTGATATATAGTAAAGACATATCCAAAAACATATGTATGTGTACCAAGACCTACATATTTAACTATTTTTGTAAAAACTAATTATATAGATTATGAACCCAGAAGAAGAAAACATTGGACTAGACGACATCTCATTTGACGATGTTATTAGTGGCGGGTCAGAAAGCACAGAGGTTGCAGAAGACTTAGCAATAGACACACCAGAAGCAACTGACGAAGAGTTAGATGCGGATGCAGAAGGATTAGCAGAATCTGAAAAAGTAGAAGAAGAGGAACTAGAGGAAGAAGACTTTGAAGAGGATGAAGAGGATGACTACGAAGAAGAAGAGGAAGAAGATGAAGATCGAGAGCCTGTAGAATCTACAGTAGTCGCAGAGATCTTAGACAAATTGGGATATGAAACTGAAGAAGAGTATGATGATACTCCTGAAGGTTTGTTAGCAATGACTCAAGATATAGGAAAGCAAATGGCAGAAGATCAATTAGATCAATTGTTTGAAAACTTTCCTCTTGTTAAAAACCATTTAGAATACGTTTTGAATGGGGGAGAGTCAACAGAGTTTATGAAAGCTTATGATCCTCAACTAGATTACAACCAGATAGAGTTGGTTGAAGATGATACAAGAAGTCAAAAGGGCGTATTGGCAGATTATTTTGCAACAAAAGGCCACGATAACGAATTTATTAATGAGTTATTGACTGATTACGAAGACACTGGTAAATTATATCAGAAAGCTGAAGCTGCTAGAAGAGCATTAGGTAAAATGCAAGAGCAATCTAGACAGCAATTAGTTGCTTCTCAAAAAGAGCAGAAAGAGCAACAAGAAATTCAGCAACAAGAGTTTTGGAATGGTGTGTATGAGACTATTGAAAGTAACAATGAGTTCGCAGGTATCACAGTTCCAAATAGAGAGAAGTCAAAGTTTTTTGACTATATCTCGACACCTGTGACTAAAGATGGTCGCACACAGCGAGATTTAGATCATGCTGAAGCAGAGATGGAAACTAAACTTGCAATTGATTATTTGATGTACAAGGGTTTTGATTTACAAAAACTTGTAGAAAAGAAAGCTAGAACGTCAAATGCAAAATCATTGAAAGAAAGAATTTCTAGAAATGAAGAAAGAGTTAAAAGCGCACGAGGACGTCAAAGACGTAAGAGTAAGCAAGTAGACTTGGATGATTTAGATCTTAACTTTTAATTAAAAATGGCAATTTTAAAATGCAACTTAACTTTATAAAAATTAGATAATTATGCCACAATTGAATGGAACGAACATTAGCGTTCAAAAGACGTTTTATAATGATTCGCAGATGACAGACATGAACAGTCTGGCAAATGCATTATTGTCTAAGCCAACTGAACTTTCTCCGATTATCACGCATCTAGCGGGTAAAGATGATAAAAGATTCCCACTATCTTTCTTAACAGAAGGAGCTGGTAATGTTCAATCAATCGACCGTTTAGAGTATGAATATCGTGTGGCTACCCACAAATTGAGAACACGTCCAGTGGCTGTGACAAATGCAGGAGCAAATTTAGGACAGGGAGGATCAACTTTCACGTTAGTATTCCCTGATAAACGATTTATATTTCCTTACGTATTAGTAAACTCAAAAGGTGAACTAGCACGTATCATGAAAGAGCCTACTCCTTATGTAGGTGGTTCAGGATGGGAGTATACATTACAATTAGTAAACCCAGCAGCAGCTACAGTATTAACTTCAGGTTATACTGCAGGTGATCTTTGGGCTCAGTTGTATGCACCAGTAGGTGTTGACTTCTCAAGAGGTAACGCTTCTAACTGGCAAGCTCCAGGAAAAGTTCGTAACAAAATTACAACAGTACGTAAATCTTACCACATGTCAGGACATGCAAAAGATTTCGTTGCAGAATTCTCTTTACCTACTAAAGGTGGTGGTTCTACAAAACTTTGGATGGATTACGAAGAGTACCAACACATGCTTGACTTTAAAGAAGAGTGTGAAATGTACTACTGGTACGGACAAAAAACTTATGATGCAAACGGTAACACGTTTATGAAAGATGAGAATGGACAGCCTGTTATTGTAGGTCCTGGTTTATTCGAGCAAATCGTAAACACTGATACTTACTCAACTATGACTGAGACTAAGTTGAAAAACATCATTGGTGATTTATTCTACCAAATGACAGACGCTAACCAGAAGCAAATTACTTTGTATACTGGTACTGGTGGCGCAAGAGAGTTTGATGAAGCTCTAAAATCACACTTTGCAGGTAACACCTTCAAAGTAGGTGGTGAAAACAGATTCATCACAGGTAGCGGACGTAACTTAGGATTGACTGGTTACTTCACTACATACGAGCACGTAGATGGTCATGTAATCAATGTGGTAAAATTACCATTATTTGATCACGGTCCAGTTGCACAAGCTCGTGGAAAGCACCCTGTTACTGGTTACTCGTTAGAGTCTTACCGTATGGTATTTGTTGACCAGTCTAACTATGACGGACAAGCTAATCTTACTATGATCTCTAAGAAAGGTCGTGAGATGATGCGTTGGTGTGTTGCTGGCTCTGTAGTTCCTAGAGGTTTCTCTGGCTCAGATGCAAGAGCATCAGACGTTGACGGTGCGAGCGTACACATGTTGAAAACAGCGGGTATCTGCTTACGTAGATTTGATACTTCGTTGGATATTCAGTGTATCGCTTCTTAAATTTGGCGTGCATTCGCAAGTCTATATATTGGTTTTTGGTTAAGGTCGTGGGGGGTAACACCCCCACATCCTTACTTTAAAAATATTGGAGAGTTATACTTTACATCCACTAATTAACACTTTAAAAGTACTGTATTATGAGTAAAAAAGTTTATTTAAGGGCTAAGCCGATTAATAATCACTTACCTAAAGAAATTAACGCCAGCGCTGTTAGGAAACTAAGTAGCGTATATGTCAACAGACAACCACTTAAACCTTTTAATTCGGAAGATGAAAAAAGATATTTGGACGGAATGTTAGACGTAGATCCCGCTCACATGGAGTGGCCAAAGCACACCAAAAAATTCTGGGCAGAATTTACTGTCGCAGTAGGCTTTGAAGGTGTAGAACTAGAAGTAGGAAAGACAGAAGATGGACATCCTATTGACATTACTGATTATCTAAAATATCATTTTGCATTGAAACATCCACATGTAGCATTATCAGAAGAAGAAATGATTGGGGACTCTCAAAAACGTTTCTATATTCACGACATTGCTAAAAAGGATATGCTACGTAACAATGATATTCAAATCAAAAAAGATGCAGATAAAGCATTTATCAAAGTATCTAATGATGAGAAGCAGATGAGAAGAGTGTTCAGACTATTAGGTAGTATTAATCCTGATACATTGACAAGAGAGCAAGTTGAAAACATGCTTTATGATATGAAGGAAAAATCACCTAAGAAGTTTATCAAAGTATGTGAAGATAAGCACTTGGAATTAAAAGCAGAAATTGAAACAATGGTTACTGCAGGCGTTCTAAGAAAGATAGGTAACCAAGTTATCTTTATCGACGAAGTACTAGGAGAAACTATGGATGACACAGTTATACACTTGAATGACAAAAAGAACTCAGGTAAATTAACAATTTTAAGAGCAAAACTTAAACAACTAGCATCTTAATGAATGTAACTGAAATGCATATAGCTGTACAGCAAGGAGTGGATAAGATTAATTCACTCCAAGCTGACAGTTTGCTATCACAAGAGATAGACATTGAATTAAACAAAAACATGTTTAGATTCATCAATACTAAGTATGGTAGAAATAATATCTACAGAAAAGGTTTTGAAGAATCACAAAAAAGAATAGATGACTTGCGTACACTTGTGCGTGAGTATGAAGCTCCAGTATCTTTTAAGGAGCAACTAAAGAAAAAGATATTTGTTGACACTTTCCAACTACCAGGAGATTATATGTATTTGGTAAATCAGCAATCAAAACTGTGGATAAACAATTGTAGAGCTATAGACTATTCATTAGTTAACGCTCCTTCTCAATACTATTTTGTATTAAGCTTGAACAATTTTATTACAGATAATGCTACAGGTGATTCTACAGCATTTGTAAATGGGGTTAATATGGTAGCAGATATTACAGGAACTGATCCTACATCTGCTGTGATATGGTCTCCTTCTGCACAATTAGTAGCAGGAGGATGGACTCCAGAAAGTTATCCTGAAAATATAGAAACAGTTAAACAAGATATTTTAGATAATCCTGGAATAGGATTTAATATATACTGGGAAGAGTATGAAACTCTAAATTACCCAGGAAGTTTTGTAATAGTAGTAGAGGTAGAATCACATCCTTGGATAAACTATGATGCATCATTAGGAAATAGAACATTTGCTGTTGGTGTACCAGCTGCAGGACAAACAGCTCCTGCTCCACAAGGTTTACAGTTTATGGATACTACATATGCAGAAAGAAGAGAGCCAGTTGCCTTTTCAGATAGTATAACTGAAGGTAATAGATTCTCACAACAAGACGACATATTTACGCTTTTAAGTGACCCGTTTAATACTACAAAACATACTTCTCCTCTAACAACGATGAGAGGTAACTCTATAGACATATACACTAGTGATATATTTATAATAGACACTGTAAAAATAACGTACATCAGAAAGCCAAGCGAAATATCCTTATCTTTGGGGATTGACTGCGAGCTGCCAGAGCACACTCATCAAGAAATTGTGGCTATGACAGTAAGCAGTATTTTAGAAGCTATCTCTGATCCGAGGTATTCAACCTCACTAGGAGAAGTAACAAAGAATGAATAATTATTAATAGCGGTATAAAAATAATAAACCGCATAAAATTTTACAAAAATGGCAAGACATTTGTTAATTGGAGACGGTACAGCAGTAGCTTACACTAACGGTCTCTTAGCTGACGGAGCTGTTGATATTCAAAAGCTATCTTCTGATGGACCTAGTTCATTAGTTGCTGGTGATACTATCGCTGACTCTGATCAAATTAGAATTGTACAAGGTGGTCCTTCAGGAATTGATGTAAATATTGTATCTCCTTGGATTTACGGTAGAGACATCGTTGCATGGGGTGGACAATCAGGTGTTGCACAAACTGCTGAAGTAATGAGAATTACTTTATCTACTAATGCAAGCGCTGCAGGTACACATTCTTTCAAAATTATTAATCTTACTAATGGTGCTGAGCCATTTGAAATCAAGAATTACGAGTATACTGTAGCAAGTGGTGCTACTCCAGCAGCTCAATGTGCTTCACTTAAAGCAGTTATTGATGCAGATTTACCTTACTGGGTAAACGGAGCGGTTACTGATAACGCTGACGGTACTTTAGATATTACAGGATTCAAAAAAGGCGAAGTAAGAGTTGATGGTCAAACTCAAGAAGAGTTAGTACACATGGACGCAGCTTTTGATAACGCAGAAGGTGGAGCAACTACTATGGCTGTTACATACCAAACTGCAGGATCAAGAGGATTTGGTGATGGTTTCTACGTAAAAGAATTAGAAGAGGAATTAAGAGGTGCACAGTATGGTTTCTACAACAGAGTAGAATTACCTAATACTCCAGCTCAAAGTGCTGTTACAAGTACTGCATATGATATGTATCATTTAGTAGCTACTAAAGATGGTTCTTCTCACTCTCAAATTCACGGAGTAGATAACTTAATTGAAATTTACATTGCTCTACCAGCAGGTGATGCAGATAACGTTGCGTTTGAAGCTGCTGCTAATAGTTACGCAGCTAGTGTAAACTTTGCACCAGTTAACTTATAATATTAATTTTTAAAACATAAAAAAATGAGTAAATTAGGAAAAGTTTATACAGCAAGTTTTCAAACTGGTGCTCTAGGAGCTGCAGGAGATTATCCTTCAGGCGGTAGTGGAGTATTTTTACCAGAGGGAGCTTTAGTTGTTAAAGCATACATTAGCGAGCAAACTGCATTAGCTAGTGGAACAAACGTTAAAATCGTATGTGGTTCTACAGATCTAATGGGAGTATTAGCTACAGGATCTATTGCAGATTTCAATGATGTTACTTTAACTGCTAACAAGATTACTTCTTCAGGTGAGTTAAAACTAACTACAACTGGTACTTATACAGGTGCAGCTACTGTACACGTATTGTATTTGATGGAATCAGCTGAGTAATTTCAGCATTTAACATAAGACTCACAGGGGACTAGTTTCCCCTGTAGGTCTTTTTTTATAAAATTTAAACGACATGGCATTAAACGTATCTCTCACTGCGGATTGTAAAAAGGCGGTGGTAACAGTAACAGGAGCAGCTGTTGACTCTCAAAACTCAGTACAAATTTCTTTAGGAGATTATAGTTATAATTATAACTTTCCAGGAGGAGCTACCAATACTAGAGTTATAAATTTAGCAACTCAATTAGTAAGCTCAGGGGCAGGATACGGAGGAGTGATGACTATATCACATTTAGAAAGCGGAGCTGTAGTTAGTAGTACAGCAGTTTTAGTAAGCTGTGATATTCTATGTTGTTTAGCCAAAAAGATGGAAGACTTGCTTGATTGTAATTGTGAGTGCATGAAATGCTCTGACGATTTAGTATCAGCACAAAAAATATTTTTATTATTAAAAGCAGCAGAGGCTGAATTAGCTACTATAACAGGAAGCCTTACTGATAGGGCTGCAATTATAGCTAATGTAGAAAAGAAGTATAACAAGGCTGCTGAAATGTGTAGTGGCCACTGTGGATGTAACTGTTAATGGCGAAAGGACTATCATTTTTAAGTGTAAAGTGTCTTAGAGATGCTACAGGTGCAGTATTTTTTACAGCAACAGGGAGTTTAACAAATTCACCTGTAGCAGTATTAATAGCTGGGAAAAGTACAGAGTTTGATATAATTACTCTACCATCAGGACACAGACAACTTAAGGTTAAAATAACCTCCAATCTTACAGTATTAAAATATAAAGTAACACTTGCTTCTGGCATTTCTGTAGAAAGGTCTATAGGAGTACCTACACAAGCACAAAGACTTAATACAGATTTTGCTGACTTAACTCAAAGTTTTAATGAAGTAAAAGATAGAAACAGTCAAACTTTTAGCTTTAGTGAGGCTTTACAATATCCAGAAGGTA